CTAGTCGGTATCCGTCCCTGTCTGCTTGAGCGTCTTCCGCGCCTTCTCGATCTCCGGGCTGATCTGCCCACACGTCTCATCGGCCTGATCAGTCATCAGCCAAAGCGTGTACTTGCTAAAGCACTTGCTCACCTCAGCCAGAAGCTTCCCCGAGGGGCTACTTCTGCCTGTCTCTACGTTTATAAGCGTCTGTTTTGGAACGCCAATCAGGTCACAAAAAGCCTGCCGCCCTAGCCCCTCGGCTTCACGGATCTCACGAACTTTTTTGCCAAGGTCGCTTGACATGAATTCATATCCGGATATATTCAAATTTAGATACGGTATCTAGATATGGATACCTTAAGCTTTGACTACTGACTGAAGCCTAACACAGCCAACCAAAGGCAGGTGACGACGATGGAACAACCTCAAGCGCCCCAGGTCCCGGCCCACGTGCCTCTGATGACCATCGAGCGTTTCGCCGAGCTCTCCGGCCTCGACCAAGGGGTCGTCTACGGCCAGATTCGCAACGGCCACCTGCCCGCCGTGAAAGTCGGCCGGTACCGCATGGTCAACGTGGCCCTCCTGCAGGCCCAGTGCCTCACACAGGAGGACTGGTCATGAGCTTCGACATCCGCTTCGACGAGCCGCGCACCGCCACCACCTGCACCTTCGTCGACTTCTTCTTCGACGCTCCCAACTACCAGGAACCCGTCGACCCCGAAGACGAGTCGTTACTGATGACCCTGTCCGGCCGTGACGTCGGCTTCATCTACGGTTCGGACCTGCTGGGCTGGGACGTCACGCTCGGCGAGCGCATCACCGCCGATCAGCTTGACGGCCTTGCGATCCCCGGCGTCACCGTCCACCTGCCGCAGCACGGCGGCACCGTTTCCCTGCAAGGCTTCGCCAGCATCGACGCCGCCAAGCGCGTCGTCGTCCACCTCTATGAAGCCTTCTATGAGGCGTTCTATCTCGGCTTCGGCGCCTACACCCTGGCCGACGCCCCGGCTGCTGACGCGGCTCCTGAGCGCCCCTGCTTCACCCCGGTTTCCCGTCGCGTCCCTGCGCTTTTGGCCTGCAACGTCGCTCCGATCCCCCTGACCCGTCCCACTCTCGGGGCGACCGAGCGGGCCACCTTTTTTGACCCGCCGCCGCTTTCTGCACAACCGGGGGTTCGCCCCTAGTGTGACACACCGCCCTAAGGCCCCTTCCCCGGCCCAAGCGAGGATGAATCTCCGATTCATTCGAGTCGCGGGCCCAACAACCGAAGGGCGTTAGTGCCTGTTGATCCACTGACCGAGGAACACCCCATGAGTACGGCCACTGCCACCGGCAAGAAACAGCCGATCCGCGTGTTCCTGGACGCCGCCGAATACGGCCGCTACCTCGTCCAGGCCGGCACGCACCACGTCACCCCCTCCGGCCTGGGCGAGCTGCTCATCCAGGACGGCTTGGCCCGCCTGGAGCGCGGCGACCTCTCGGCGCTCCGCCAGGGCACCGAACGGCCCGCCTCCCAAGGCTCTGGGGCCAACTCATGAAGTCCCCTGCCCGTCACCCGTCGCCCATCGGTCGCACGGCGCCCCGAGTCGGCGTCCGGGGCCCCGTCAAGGGCAAGGGGGCGAGCGCAGCGAGCGCCCTTGACGGCGGCCACGGCGTCGACTGCCGTGCGGATCGACCGAGGGGCAGGGTGGCGCGGCAGGGAACCCCCTGCCCGGAGCCCCGAGCCTTGAGGGAGCGGGCCAGCCGCTGCCTCCACGGCCGGGACGTCGGCAAGGCCGCGCTCCTGTATCGCCAAGCCGAGTACCAGCAACGGGAGATCGACGGCGACTCTCCCTTCACCACCGAGCTAGCGGCCCTCGCTGAACACTGCGAACAGCGCATCAGCCAAGCCGCCACCACAGGAAGGACACAGCCATGATCAACACCATCCAAGCCCGCGTGATCGGCGCCATGCGCTATTCCATGGACAACGGCGTCAAGGGCGCCAAGCTCACGCTCATGAACGAGGCCGACGCCGGCAACGAGAACCGCGTGGGCTTCGAGGTCGCCACCATCTCCGCCCCCTACGAAATCCTCGACCAGCTCCGTCCGCTGGCCGACAAGATGCCCTGCAACCTCGAGATCGACGCCGAGATGCGCACCTCCCAGGGCAAGATGACCATGCACGCCATCGCCGTGCGCCAACCCACCGCCAGCGGCCATCCCCAGGCCGCCCCGGCTGATTCCAAGCAGGCCGCCAAGTCATGAAGGTGCAGGTCTGCCCGACGTTCGACCCCGATATCGGCGCCTGCACCGGGCCGCTTGAGTGGGTCGACGCCGTCGAACTCGTCGAGGCTGGTACCCAGCCTTGGCTGAGTGGCGAGGACGCCGTCACCGTCGCCCTCGCCATCGGACTGGTCTGGGCCGCCGCCTGGGCCATTCGGGCTCTCGCCCAATCTCTCCACGCGCATATGAGGTAACTGCCATGACCCGCTTCATCTCCAAGAAGGTCCGCCGCATCGCCCTGATCCCCGTCGCCCTGGTCTCCGGCTCCGCCCTGGCCACCGAAGGCGGCGGCATCGACACCGGTTCCCTGGTCAGCACCATCCAGAGCGCTTCCGGGCCGGTGAACGCCGTGGGGGTCGCCGTGCTCGGCGTGCTGGCCGGCATCCTGGTCTTCACCCTGATCCGCCGCGTGCTGCGCTGATCGGCGCCGCACACTCCGCCCACCCCGGGCCCCTTCGGGGGCCCTTTTCGATTCAGGACCGAGGCCATGACCCATGCTCGAACTCTCGCCCGGTATGTTGGTATTGCTGGCCTTATTGGGGGCCTTCTGGCTCCTGTTCCATCACTAGCCCAATCGGCGTCCGGTCAGACCCGCGTGTCCAGCATCGCGGCGGCGGGCCGCCAAGGCGACGACATCCTTGCTCGCGTCACCGCCAACACCAAGCCGGCCAATGTGCATTCGCGGATTTACTGGACACAGAAGGTCCCCGTCGCGGCCGCCACCCTGCGCCGTGGTGCCCTCGCGGCGTTGGGGCGCGGGGTCATGCATCCGGGCCTTCAAGTCGCCATCCTCGCGGCGGGCTTCATCCTGTCGGAGAACAACGAGATTCTGGTGCCGGATGACTCGGCAGATGGCGCGAGTCAGTTGGTGGATGACTATCCGGCATCGGACTATCCCGGCTCCTTTCGGCATTACGGTACCGGGGGCTATTCGTACTATCCCTCGGCCTATGCGGCGTCCCAGGCTGCCGTCGAGCGCGCCTGTCGGCCGTTAACGAGCTGTAGCTTCTACAAGATCATCGGCAGATCGGATTCCCAGTTCTGGGTGAGGGTTAAGGGCAAGACCTCCACCGGCGGTACGGGGTATCGGGATCAGAAGGTCGAGTATGCGCCGAGCCGTTCCCCGAACATGCCGGATGTGTCCCCGGAGGGCGGCCATCGGCCCGCCGAGGACGAGGACTATCCCGCGCTCGATGAGCACATTGCCCCGTCGCTGCTCGATGAGCTGGTGAACTCGGAAGACGATATCCCTGAGTGGCAAGAGGCTATCAGCGTCCTTCCCGGGCCCGAATCCGCCGTCGTGCCCACCCAGTCCCAGAACATCGCCCCCGAGATCGCCACCGCCGTGGGCCGGCGTGGCGAGAACATCCGCGTCCAATCCCGGGGCGATAACCCGCCCTACTCCGACGCCGGCACCGACGGCCACAGCGCCGAGGACCAGAACCGCGAGGACTGGGAACAGCCGATCCCGCCGTTTCCCGACGTCGATCCCGAATGGCAGGTCGAGACCATCGACTCGCTGCCCAGCTACAGCATCGGTCTCGGCGGCGGTAGCTGCCCCGGTGCCACGCAGATTCCGGTGCCCTTCGGCGGCTCCATCACCCTCGACTGGCAGCCGGCCTGCAACCTCGCCAGCATGCTGCGCGGGGCCGTCATCGGGGTCTGCATGATCCTCTCGCTCTACATCGTGCTCAGGGGGAACTGATCATGCCCGCCATCATCGTCAGCATCCTGTCCGGCTTCGCCACCTATCTGGTCAGCTCGCTGATCGCCCGCGTCGCCGGCCTCGTCGTCTTCACCACCATCGGCACCGCCCTCATCAACGGCCTGCTGTCCCAGGCCTCGTCCTACCTCGGCCAGTCCGGCCAGGTGCTGTGGTTCGTCCAGCTCGCCGGCTTCAACGTCGGCCTCTCGTCCATCGGCGCCGCGCTGATGCTCCGCGCGACCATGAACGCCTGGAGCCTCAAACCCAGCGCCGCCATCACCGGAGGCAAGTGACATGTCCCTGCACCTGATCACCGCCGTACCCGGCGCCGGCAAGACGCTGCGCGCCATCTGGATGACGCTCAAGCTCATGGACGAGCACCCCGACCGCCCGGTGTTCTCCAACATCAACGGCTGGAACCGGGCCGCCCCGATCCCCGACGAATGGATGGACTGCCCCGACGGCTCGGTCATCGTTCTGGACGAGTGCCAACAACGATGGCGCCGCTACCGCAACACCGGCACGCCGCCCGCCGAGATCGCCGAGCTGGAAACCCACCGCCATCGCGGCATCGATTTCATCCTCACCTGCCAGAACCCGTCCCAGGTCACCAGCGATGTCCGCGCCCTGGTCGAAGTCCACGAGCACCTGATGCGGCGCGGCAAGATGGGCGGCGCCCTGGTCTACCGCTTCGAGGGCGTGTGTCACACCAACCCCATGGCCCACAAGGGCGACGCCGACTGTGAAGTATCGGTCTGGAAGCACCCCAAGGAGGTCTTCGCCGAATACACCTCGGCGTCGATCCACACCGGCACCCGCCGCCTGCCGCGCATCCTGATCATTGCCCCCTTCGTGTTCCTCGGCTCCGCCGGCGCCGTGGTCTATGCCGCCAACTCGGTGACGGGCTTCCTGGGCGTCGACGGTCAAGCGGACATTGAGGACGCCGCGCCCGCCGCGTCGACCGCCCCCGTCGCGCCACCGGAAACGGTCACCGCCCATGGCGGCTTGCGACATAACGACTACTGCCAGCTCTACGACCAGGACGGCAAGCCGATTCGCACCACCATCCCCGACTGCCTCAACGCCATGGAACTGGGCCTGCCGTACGACGTGGAGGTGTTGAAGCTATGAACACCACCGCCATCGCCGCCCCGGCTGCCGCCGCCCGCGTCATCCCTGGCTGGCTGCCGCTCGTCCAGGGCATCGCCATCGTCACCATGGCCATCGACCATGTCAGCCTGTGGCTCCCGGCCGGCGACGTCTCTCCAATCCTGCGCGTCACCCTGGGCCGGGTCGCCCTGCCGCTGTTCTGCTTCATGGTCGCGTGGCACGCCCTGCACACGGCCGACGCGCGCCGCTACGCCGACCGAATACTCACCATCGCCTTGCTCGCCCAACTGCCGTTCATGGCCCTGCATGGCCAGCCCCTGGGCAACATCTGCTTCACGCTCGCGGCCGCCGCCTACCTCGCCGCCTATTACCGGCACCGTGACCCATGGGCATTAATGATTGGCGCCGCGCTGGCGATCGCCACGTTCCACGTCGAATACGGCCCGCTCGCCCTGGGGCTGATCCTCGCCTTCATGCTGGCCATCCGCCATCCGATCACCTGGCTCGTCCCGCTGATCGGCTGGCCGCTGGCCCAGTACGGCTTGAGCCTGTCCGGCGTCTCGGCGTTCCTGGGCGTGTGTCTGCTGCTCGCCCTCGTGAGCACTCACGTACCGCCGATCCACCTGCCGCGCTGGCTCACGCGCTGGTTCTACCCGGCGCATCTGGGGGGCATATGGCTGCTTCGGTGGCTGGTGTGATTCCCGGGCCGAGCGTGCGCCGCGGGAGAGGACGCTTGCGCCCGCATCCCCGCGCCGCACGCGCGGCCCGGCGAGACCACCCCTGTAACACGTCTCGCAGAATGACACCGAAGCGTGTCGAAACCTGCCAATAATGACCAATAGGTGGTTTTCAAAATGGAACGTTGGGAACGCTACTCGAGGGAATCGCTGGCGATGGGGCAGCAGGACGCCACGGGCTCCCTGCTGATCAGCGGAAAGGGACAGGTGAACCTCAGCCAGGTCCACCTCCTTCACGCAGGCGTCGACACGGTTCGACAGCTCTACCGGGGGCTGCCCTATCTGCCCCAGTTCGACAAGATCATCAGCGTCTATCAGGAAGGTCGCGGGGCCACCATCGACATCTGGGGCCACACCTGGGCCATCGGGGCCGGCGCGTCCGGCTCGGGCTTCCGCTACCGCCTGCAGAACAACGACCTCGGCGTGATCGTGTTCTTCCAGGCCCGGCACGTGAAGACCGAGAACATCGGCACGCACCTCAAGATCGAGCTATCGCCCCATTACCTGCACGAACGCAGCCCCGAGGACGCGCAGAAATTCATGGATCTGATCGCGTTCGGCCTACTCGATCATGTCGAATCGGCCGGCTGTGCCGTTCATCTCGCCCTGGACGTCCAGGGCTGGGAGCCACCCAAAGACTTCATGGAGCGCTTCGTCACTCGCTCGAAGAAGGTCATGAAGATCGACGGCATCGACACCCTCAGCTTCGATCACGGCAACATCGCCACCAGCTACGGCCGTACCGAAACGCTCATGTTCGGCACTGCCGGGGCGCTCCAGTGCGCCATCTACAACAAGACCAAGGAGGCCCACCACCGCGACAAGCTGCACTTCTGGCAGGGGATCTGGCGCAACGCCACCGACGACGACCTCGCCCCGGCCTACGATCCCGAGCGCGACGTCTGGCGCATCGAGATGCGCTTTCACCAATCGGTGCTCGCCGAGTTCGCCCGGGGCATCCCGTGCAACGTCGATACCGGCGAAGTACTGGACGACGCCCACGGCTTCCAACGTTTCACCGACACCGTGCCGCACCTCACCGGGATCTGGCGCAGCGCCTTGCAGAGCTACCGCATGGATCACTCCCGCGACCTGATCGACCCCGCATGGCAGTGCTTCCAGGACGACCCGCGCTTCTACGCCCACGAACCCGCGTTCATGTACAAACGCGCCCGCAAGGAACCCGGGCTGGGCAACGAGAAAAACGTCTGCCTCGCCTTCGGCAACCTGATCTCCATCTACGCCCGCCAGGGCTACACCACCCGTCAGGCCATCGAATACCTCAAGGACTCCGGCATGTGGCAGGACCTCGAACACTACTACCGCCGACGCGGCATCGAAGCCGGCGCCTTCCGGCAGCTGGTCGAACAGAAGCTCATCGAGAGACGATTGCTAGGGAGGGCGGCATGAGCATCAAGAAAGTCCCCACCGGCTGGCAGGTCGACGTCTGGCCCGAGGGTCGCTACGGCAAGCGTGTGCGGAAGATCCTCAAGTCGAAGGGCGAAGCCAAGCGCTTCGAAGACTACGTGAAGGGAAAAGCGGCCATGGGCGAGCCCTACATGCCGCCGAAACGGGATCGCCGCCGGCTCCTGGATCTCGTCCAGTACTGGTACGACATGCACGGCTCTACGCTCCGCGACAATCACTCCCGGCTGAACAAGCTCCGCCAGCTCGCCGGCCAGATGGGCAACCCCATTGCCAGCAGCATCACACCCTCCCACGCCGCCAGATTCCGCCAACAGCGCCTGGAACAAGGGCTATCGCCGAACACCGTCAACCATGACATCAGCTACCTGCGGGCCGTGTTCAACTACGCTATCCGCATGGACGAGTGGAAAGGCGATAACCCCTTCGCCAAGCTCAAGGCCCTGCGGATTCCCGAGCGCGCCCCGTCATACCTGACGCCGGAACAGATCGACGCACTCTTTCACGAACTACGCCAGTCCCGGAACCCTCACGTGGTGTTGATCGCCTCCATCTGTCTGACCACCGGCGCCCGCTGGAGCGAAGCCCAGACCCTCCGGGCCGAGTACGTCCGGCAGCAGCGCATCACCTTCGCCAACACCAAAAATGGCCGAACCAGGACAGTGCCTGTCAGCCAGGATCTCTACCAGAAGCTCCTCGAGCATGGCCCTAAAATGGGAAGGCTTTTCGCCAAGGACGCCTACCTGGCTTTCACTCGCGCCTTGGATCGCAGCGACATCGAGCTACCCCGTGGACAGCGTACCCACGTCCTGCGGCACACCTTCGCCAGCCACTTCATGATGAACGGCGGCAACCTGCTCACGCTGCAAAAGATCCTGGGCCACCAGTCGATCCAGATGACCATGCGCTATGCGCACCTGTCACCGGATCATCTCAGCGAAGCAGTCAGATACGGTCCTGCGGCACCCGGTCTGTGAGTTGATGGGCATCTTCTTGCCCTTCTCCATTCCTTGCCTGGTAAAGCTCGGAGATAGTGCCGCATGAGAGGCATGTGACCCGATAGAGCGTTCCCGAAAGCTGTGCGACCTGAAAAGCGTTCCAGTCTTTGCCCTGGTCCAGCAGAATCTCCGTGCTCCCACAGCTACAGAGCATGATCCATCCGCCATGGATGGGTTCTGGCTCAATTGTAATGGTAGTCAT